TGCCTCAGCGGAGAGTTAATGGTATTACTCCGTGGCTATTGGAAACGATATCCGAAGACTTGAATCTATGTTGTCGAAAGACAGGATGGTGTGATTGTCATACTTCGTGACACCAAACACGAATGAAAAGTGGTACGAAAGTGACCTGGGAACGAAAGTGACCGGAATCGCAAGTAGGGACGGTGGGAGAAACGTCTTAAAACAGCCCTCATATTGTGAAGAACCAACTGTATGAATAATTTGGCGCAAACCACTCAAAACGACGTTTGTGTTTCGGATTATCCTTCAAGTGTGGTTGGTAACTACGAGACACTTCACGAAGCCGTATATGGTCATCGGCCTAGTGGAGAATTTCAGTTACCACGCAGTTCGCTCGCAGCCCTCAAGCAGGCTGCCACGGATCCGATTTGTTCAATCGGACCCAACTGGAGCACGAAGAGAGTCTCGGAAGCTGCTTCCCTCTTTATGTTTCGAAAATGTCTTCCCTCGTCAAAGCCAAATGTACAGGCTTACTTGGAAAAACTGGCCAGACCGGAGCAACCCAATGCCCGGTTTGTAACCATTGCGAAAGACGTCATTCCTCAGCTGTTTAGACAAGGCTGGGACAAGAGGTGGCGAAACTATGCGATGGGAGCTTCGGTTACGGATGGAGCTTGCAAAGAACGCTCTGCTAAAGGCGGAGGAACACGTTCGTACATCCGGCAGACTTACCCGGCGGAAGGTCGTGATTCATTTCATGAACGACTGCTGCGGGGGGACATTCCCGATATTTGTCCTCTCAGGGAGATTGTGGAAGTGGAGGAGGGGGGAAAGACTCGGTTGGTTTCGGTATGCTCTGGCGACCAGGCCTTCTTGAGTCCCCTCCATCACATGATCTATGATCACCTGGTGAAGTTTGGCGGTGTGCTGCGTGGGGACGCTACTGTAGCGTCCATGAGCGAGTTCGTTCGGACCCGTGCGGACAAAGATGAAGTCTTTGTGTCCGGGGACTACGAATCGGCGACTGATAATTTTGAAGTCGCACACTCAAGGATCTTGCTTCGTTTGATACAAAAGCAATCCACCCATATCCCAACGCGTGTATTTGATGTCGCCGCTAGCTCATTGACTGGGCAGGTGATGTACGAAGAAAGGGTTTACCCGCAAACAAATGCGCAGTTAATGGGCAATTACCTCTCATTTCCACTTTTGTGCCTGACAAACATCTTGACGGTTTATCTGGGGCTCGGTTCTCTGCGAGCAAAGAAACTGTTTGAGGATGGACTGGTGCGGATCAATGGGGATGACATTGTGTTCCGGTGTAGGATGAATGAAGTTGACCTTTGGAAAACGGCCGTGGCGTTTTGTGGACTTAAATTGTCTGTGGGTAAAACCCTAGTCCACAAAAGGTTCTGGTCTTTAAACTCTACGGTTTTTCGTGCTGGATTCGACTCTTTAGCGTTAGTACCCCTGATCCGGAGTAAGTCTATCTTCGTAAAAGGTGAGGTTAGGAAGCGTTTTTGGGCGCTTAATGACATCATCTCGGAAGGACTAAAAGGATTCCAGGGAGAGCAAAGGGCGAAAGGGACAGCATTCATCATGCAGCGGTTCAGGAATGTGTTGGGGGTAAGATCGGGGGCATCCGGTGTTTGGACATCCGTGACCAAGCATTTTAAACCTTCGGTTAAGTGGGGTACTCTCGTGAAGGCGGGCAGACAACTCGTCGAGCGGGAGGTGGTTATTCGGCATCCTTACTGGCATCAGGCAGATCAGAACTTCGGTGATCTTGACCGGAAGCTAGGATGGAGAAAGGAGACCGATGAGATTCCAAGTGCTACACGGTATTTTGGCTTCCGGCCTGTGCGTGTCGGGACGACACCCCCAGGTTTTGAGCGGGCCGCTAACGCGATCGTTAGCAAAAAATTCCATGAATGGATTTGGAAACCACCACGAGTGGACGTAGATGCAGCCGGGCGTGGGGACGGAGTTTTGGCTTATATTCGGAAGGACTACAAGGGTGGTGTTGTAACCCGCTCTAAATGGTCAGAACTTGATACCCTGATCGAGGATCTATCCATCGTATCGCGCTACAATGATAACGTAGAGCGAGGAATGCATGGAATCCAATTGTCGATTCGATCGGAATTTACTCTTGCGCAAGGTTATGAACACCTCCAGCGGTTGAGATCAGGTTTGTACCCGAAAGACGCCAACGCGTTTGCCAGTTGGGGAAGAGAAGTAGGGATAAGTGGGAGTAAGGCGGTCAGTGGAGGGCTTTTGGCTCCAGGGTGGTTGGCAGAAGGGGCGGAAAAACGGAAGAAGGAACTGGTGTTTTTGCGACCTCAATCGCATAGCCGGGAGCTTTTCCGTGGCGGATCCGTGAACGAGGATTTGGTACCGGAGAAAAGAGCGAGCGATGACAAATAGCTCTTTTGATACGGCGTGAGGTACAGGGTGCTTAGTTGCATCGCTCCCTTACATCATCCCTCGGTAGCGGCTTGGTGGAGAGGAAGAAACTGTGCGACAGCGTTGTGTGATCCCCGTGAAGGCGAAAACGGAACCAAGGCGTGGGGGGGCATACCCCCGGGCACGAATTGAAACTGCCGATGGTATAGAATTTCTTCGTGTCGGTGTAAGCTGCTAGGTGGTAGGGAAGCCCTAATTCCGAAAGGATGGGCGCCGGCGGGTAAAAGTCAATAAGTCTCTGACTTGTCCTGGGATGGCGACACCCGGGGGGGCCCTTTAGTGGGTACCGTGAAAGCGGCTAAGCTCTTGAACCTGACCGAACCTATTTTCTTCTGTCTTGATACCAGCCGAGTGGGAGGGACGTAGATGTTCCACCGTGAATAACCGTAAACTTGAAAACGCAATGGTCAAGC